AGGATAATTATTGTGGCAGAGCGGAAAGGAGAACCGATGACTGATACGGAGTTAAAGAGAAGAAAAGCAATTTGCGAAGCTGCACACGTAGATGAGATTGACGATGTAAGCGATGGTTTTCACACATTCAGACAGCTTTATTATCAGCGTATGATGTTATTTGCCACAATCGTAAAACAGAACAAGGATAAGGCATGGAAGTCTCTCAGACATGAGGACGGAGAGCTATGCTTTGGCGGTGGGTGGTTCATCGTTGGCATCGACACTCCGAAAGGAAGCTACACATACCACTACGAAAATAAGTATTTTGACTTGTTTGATTGCGAAATCCTTGACTACGGCAAACATTGGGACGGACACACGGAGAAGGATGTGACGAGATTATTGTCTTTACCAGATGTTCCCGACATAAATGACGGGGACATAATCAGCAGACAGGCGGCGATTGATGCAATCGAGAGTGCATTTGATCGAGAGACAATTTTAAATAGATTCGTGCGGAAAATTGCAATTAGTGCGGTTAGATTGTTGCCATCCGCACAGCCAGAGAAGGAAATAGCAAAGCGTGTACTGTGGACAGGATGGAAGGGATACAGGGACACAAGGTATAAATGCCCGAACTGCAAAAAACCTGTGAAGAATGATGATATTTATTGCCACAGATGCGGACAGAAATTAATGTTTCCGCACATCTCTTTTACCGATTATTCCCGGAGAGAAGCAAGAAACGATAGTGAGGTGGGACGATGAATGACTTAATCAGCAGACAGGCGGCGATTGAGCGGAGCAAAGATAATTAATGCGAGAGGTGAACAGGAATGATTGAATATAAGACAGAAGAAATGAAAATGATACCGTATAAAGACCGCAGAAAGATCGAAAAGAAAGTTCTGCCTGAGTATTACAAGGGAATCCGAACACACAAGAAAATGTTTGAACTACGCAAAGATGAGGACGGAATAAAGCCGGGGGACATCCTCGTTCTAAGAGAGTGGGATGGGGAAAAATATACTGGCGGCATGACAAGAAGAGAAGTGACTGCTGTTCTGAAAGATTGTCCTGAGTATGGCCTAATGGATGGGTATTGTATTTTGTCTCTGCAAACACCGGGATGGGATTTTGTAGCACCAGCCGCAGTTTTGGATTAGGGGTGAACAGGATGATCAAGAAAACAATATATCTGGATGATGCGATTGATGCGCTTGATTGTATTAATGGAGTTGAGGAAGTATTGAGATCTTTGCCATCCGCACAGCCCGAAATCATAAGGTGCAAGGATTGCAAACACTGGAAACCGCAAGTAAAAGGCGTAAACGGGGACGGCTTAGGGTGTTGCAATTTTCATAAAGCCAATTTTGTCACAGGCGAAGGCTTTTGCTATTGGGCAGAAAGGCGGGAAGAATGAAAGTCAAAGTAATTGAAACCATAACAGAAATTGAAGCAACGGCACAGGAAATCAACGCAAGTCAAACTGTAGGCGGTAGATTTGCCTCGTTACTTGCAAATGCTCTTACTCCATATAGAGCATATGATGATGAAGAAAACGAGGATGATAAAGAAAGGCGGGAAGAATGAGCGAAATGAAACCATGTCCGTTTTGCGGAGATACGTACATACAGATTTATGCAACAAATAGCCATTCGAAAGAACGCTTTGCAATCGGATGTAATACTTTAGACTGCGTGGGACTACATTGCGAAAGTAAGCTATTCAAAACGGAAGAAGAAGCAATCAAGTCATGGAACAGGAGGGCGAAGGATGGGCAGACTGATTGATGCGGATGCGCTGACAGAGAAATATGGCGATTGGTACACGGAAGAAGGAACCGAGGAAGGATACATCGGAACGATAAAAGGCATTGTTGAAAGTATGCCGACCATCGAAGAGCGGAAGAAGGGGAAGTGGAAAAGAGCATACCTCGACCACGAAGCAATGGGCGAAAGACTGAATATTTTATATTGTTCTGTATGCAATCAGTGCATAGCGTATCCGACAAACTATTGCCCGAACTGCGGAAGTTATAACGGAGGAAATGACGATGGCGATGAATAAGTATGGCGGTGTAAATGATATGCCTAACGGATATACAAAGACAGAATACGGCAGGCGCATTTACATGCTGTGGTTCGATATGCTACGCAGATGTTATGACGAAAAACAGCTTGCGAGAAAACGTGGGAAGTCATATGTAGATGTAATTGTCTGCGATCGATGGTTATACTTAAGGAATTTTGCGGAAGATATAGCAAAGTTGGATGGATATGACCAGTGGCTTTTGGGTAATTCAATGGCATTAGATAAGGACATAGCTGTTCAAGTTGCAACCAAAGTATATAGTCCCACAACTTGTAAGTTTGTAACAGTTCAGGAAAACATGAGGGAGATGAATAATCGATGCAAGCCAATAGAGACTGCAAGAGAGTTTATAAAAGCTAAATATGTTTTGTTTAAGGATGATGAATACCATGTGTTCGATATGGAGAAAGATGCGTGTGAATTTCTTGGGGTAAAGCAATGCTCTGTAGCTGGTGCATGGAGAAATAAAGGGAAATGTAAAGGATGGAACGTAATTAGAATAGGCAACGATGCGGACATGAGAGGAACATCATGAAGGTATTTGGATTTCTGTTCGAAAGAAACGAGGGAAGTAATGAGTATTAGGTATATGATCCATGCCTGTCCGAAAAGGATGTGGTATGTAGAAGAATTTTTAATTCCATCGATGACAGCGCAAGGAATTTTAGAGGAAGAAATTTTGGTTTGGAATGATGGGCATGGATGGGGAAATTTAAAGGCATTTGTCGAGTCGATGCGGTTCGTTTCCGAATGTTTTCCTATCGATGAATCGATTTGGCATCTTCAGGATGATGTTCTGATAGCAAGCAATTTCTACGAGGTGACGAAGCGTATTAATGTTTTAGCATACGGATTCTGCAATGAGCGATTTGACTTTGAGAACTATGGTCATTGCGGAGAGACAACAGCTTCTGATTCTTGGCACAGTTTCCAGTGCGTATGTATTCCGAATCATTATGCCAGGGAATTTTATGAGTGGTTTGTCTATCTGACAGAGAACACATTTCGGTTGATGCCGTGGACTAAAGCCGGAAAAATGGATGATACGAATTTCCGTCTTTTTACTGGCGAAAAGCATCCGAATGATCCGTGCTTGAATGTCCGTCCCAATTTGGTTGAACACGTTGATACTCTTATTGGTGGTTCGATGCTTGTGGATAATGCGACAAGAAATTACCTTCCAACGGCAATGTATTTTGACGAGCCGGAGTTAGTAGAAGACCTGAAAAGAAGATTGCGTGACAGAGGACATGGTGCAGAAGATGAGTGAATGTGTATGGCGAGATGTTTTTAAGTGTACTTGTCAAAATCCGCAGATTTTTTCTTATGGGAACAAATGCACGAATCCAAGCGAGGATTGTGATGGCTTCGGTGAATCGGTCAGTTACGTCAGCGTGAACGGATTAGACGTTGGTATCAGGGACAAGATTTTTTCTAATAACCAAGAAGCAAAAGCTGATTCCGGCAAGCCAAGACTTACGCTTGTGCCGAGAAAGATTATTTGGGCGATTGCAAGAGTCCGTGAATTCGGGATGAAGAAGTATAAACAAGAAGATAACTGGAAACGTGTTGAGCCTGTCCGTTATCGAAATGCTCTTTTTCGGCATCTGCTTGCGTATCTTGACAATCCTGATGGTGTGGATCCTGAGAGCGGACTTCCGATTCTGTGGCACGTTGCTACAAATGCTGCTTTTTTAATTGAGATGGAGTGGAAAGATGAAAACGAAATATGACATTGGCGATACTGTTTTTATCAAGGCACGAATACTGCAAATCAATATTTGTGAAGAAGGTACTGAGTATAAGGTTGCTTTTGATGAAGCCACAAGTGGAAGATGGATGCTTGAATCTGATTTAATTCAAGTAACAGCAAGCGATGGTGAATGCCATGAATGATTTTTTCTCTGTCGATGAGATATATCGAGCAATTACGGAACTTAAACTGATGCGTCAATCTGCGAGTGCTGATTTTTATTCTGACAGAAGGAAAGCATTGGATATTGCCATCAAGTTATTGCAAGATCGAGCAGATGATTTCATGCGACAGGAATGATTTTTTCATATTCGGAAACTCCGTTGCTTATTCGGAAACACAAGTTTCCTGACAAGAAATTTCCCCTACCAGTTTTTTCTGATAGGGGATTTTATTTATTCATGCGACAACACGGTCTTTCAGTTCGTTTAGTACGGCATACATGGAATAGAATCTGCCGATTAATTTCTTGTGTTTTGTGATGTATCCATTTCGTCCAGGAGCATTGTAGTGATAGTAGAGTGCGTATTCCTGTTCCTGTTCTGTATCTCGGATGCAAGTGTACTGGTTCTGCCAATCACTGATTTTCATTACTTGAATCTTCATGTTTTCATGCTCCCTTCTCTATCATGTCATAGTCACGCATTTCTTTTTCTGTAAGCTGCCTGTCGTAGGTGACCATGCCCCATGCAGCGTGATTGATTTCAGGAATGTATGTCCTGCGGTCGAAGTTCTTGAATTCAATGAAACCTTTTGGCTGAGATCCGATTCCTACTGGTCGGAGAATCATGTAGTAGGTGTGCATGGCTTTTTCTTTTTCTTCAATGATCGCTTTCACTGCATCATAGATACGGTTCTTTTCTTCCAGGGGAAGATCCTTGTAACCTTCCATCGTATAACACTGGTTCAGTGCTTTTGTTCTGATGTCCATGTGTTCTCCCTTCCTCATGCCCATTCGACATTCTCAAAGTCAGAGTCTTTGCAGTATCCCTTTTCAAGAAGCTGATCGGAAACCTTTTCCCAGTTCTCCATCGCCTTGTTATACGTGGTCTTTTTTCCATCAAGTTTGTATTCGCCGGAGATGCAAGTTTCCTGTGTGTCTCCCTGTCTGTAAAGTTCGATGAAGAGATGTCCTTTGTGCGGCTCTTTATCAATGTTGTATCCGCAAGGTGTGATGTTCGCATAAGCGATTTCTTCTACAGTGTTTCCGTATTTGCTTTCCCACATGATTCTCATTTTTTTCTCCTCTCTCAGGCTCTCAGAGCCGTTCTAAGCAATTTTATTTGTGCTGACGGTTTCTTTATCGACTAACCGTCAAAAGTCGGTTGTGTTCGCTTCTCTGTGCGTCTTTTCATTCTACTTCATCGAGATAGTCGCAAAGCTGTTCGATGATTTCCGCAACAGTTGTTCCCAGTTCATCTGCTTTTTTCTCAAGCGCATTTGCTTCGATATCGTATACCGCAATGTTCGTCATTTTCGTTTCTCCTCATTTACTTTTTTTTCATCCGGCACGTAACGGATGATGTTTCCAGGCTGACAATCAAGCAGCCTACAGATTGTTTCCAGTGTTTTGATTCCGACTATTTTTCCCGACCGAAGATCCTGAAGCGTAGCATCTCCCATGAGTTTTTCTTTTTTAAGGCGATACTGCGTATATCCGGCTTCTTGCAGTTCAGCGATCACATCAATTCTGTACTCAAACATTTTTTCACCCCCTTTCCGAGTCTCATTATACTCTATTGATTGCTATGATGTCAACTCTTTTTTTAGATATCAGCATCATCTAAATTCGGATTATTTTTTTTCTTTGAAGGCATTGACGGAGTCGAACCGTCTTCACAGGATCTGCCTGTCCTCTATGCCTGTTTTTTCTTATTGCGCTTCTAAGAATTCTTCAATGTA